AAATACCACATCTACAGTCACTACAAATGGCACAAACGAGACTACAGTCAAGTCTCCACCACCATCAGCCATCAGTCCAAATGTCGGTGGTAACAACTCAGACCTTTGTACAATATCATCTAGTGGTGCAATGGGTACACAGATATTCTCACTATCTTTAGGTGCTACTTATACTGAGGAAAATTGTCTCAGATTAAAGAATGCTAAAACATTGTACGATTTTGGTATGAAAGTAGCGGCAGTTAGCCTTCTCTGCTCTGACCCTTCAGGAGAAATCCATAAGGCGATGCTTATGGCAGGAACTCCCTGTCCGTATATGGGCCTCATAGGTGACGAAGCCGCAAGAGCTTGGGAGACACATACAGAGGATATACCAGTACCTACACGTGAACATGAAAAGTCTGCACAGGAGAAAAGAGATGATGCTCTCAAGATTATGGGTGCTGTTGCTTCTGCTTTGTTGCTTTTCTAGCGCACACGCAAACTACATATTCGGATACACACCAAATGCCGCCGCTAGTGGGTTAAGTTGGGGAATGAACCAAACGTACCTTGGTCAATATGGTATTGGTGGCATGGATATATCAGGTGTTATTTACACCTATAACCCTATAAAAGAACTTGAGGATGACTTTGTTGTGACTGTAGAAAATGACAGAGTTGGTGGTGGCTTTGTCTTTCAAGACACAGAAGATTGGTCACAAAAGTATCCTATAAGAATCAAAAAAGTTATTCCTCTAGCGTACACTCCAATAGCTGTATTTGGTGATGGCAGGATAAGAACGAGTGGCACAGGCTCTATTGAAGATGCTTCAGTACAGTACATCTACAGGTTTGATGCTTGTTTTGACCCACAGAGTGACCCTAACTGTCCGGGTTACGTTAAACCTAAACCTCCACCATTACCTGAAGTACCTGATTACGATGCTTTGCAAGATGAGTCAGTTAAATTGGCCCAAGGAGAAACAGACAGAGATTTACTTGACGATGAGGAGGTTAAAGAAGAGGATGAAGAGGAAGAAGAGGATGAAAAAGAGATGGAGATGCTTTTAGCAACTACTGAAAACGCTTTAGCTATTGCAGATGGCATATCTCAAACAGCTCTTATGGCAACCATAAACCAAGCTACAAACGTTACAAGCTACTACGTTGCTATTATCCCTGACAGCTATTACCCTGAAAGTGTGACATTACAAGGTGGTACAATCGTGGATAATAGGAAAGCATTAAGGAGATTAGCGCAAGATAACTTAATGAATGAAATGATAGAGGAGCAGTACAAATGAAAAAATTATTAATAACACTCAGTTTGATACTTGGTGCAACTCCAATACTTGCTGAAAACATAGATGTTACTGGAACAGTACAGAGTAGATGTACAGTAAACGTGGATACTCCGGGAATTTATGGAAACCCAAATGCTTACACACTTACAACTTTACCTGCGAGTGCAGGACAAGAGCCTATTGTCAGATTTGATGTGACGTTAGCTAATGCTTACTTTGCGCAGGTGAGTTACCCTACAAGCTTTACTGTTAGTCCATCATTGCCTGACACAGTATCTTGGACAGGAGTAGTCACAGTAGTTCAAACATCGACAAGTGATATGAGTGGTTATCAGGCGGCTAGTACAACTTCAGGTAGCATGAGACAGTACGCTTTGTCAATTGCAGGTACTACATGGATTCAATCTACATCAATCGCAACTTATGGTGGTGGGCAGAATAAAGCCTTCCCCGGTGGTGAATATAAAGCTGTAGTGTTAGCTCAATGTATCGCTCAATAGCGTTATGTTTATTACTGTTTAATTTAACAGCAGTAGCTCATGAGATGACACCAACGTATCCAACGTGGGATAGAACTGCCCATGATGGAATAAAGAAAGTCACAATGAATTTGTGGAACTCTAGGAAGGATGTACAGTATTACGAGATAGGTGTGTTTACAAAAGACTTTGAAGAGTCTGTTCCATTCGTAACGTTGTACTCGATATTGAAGGTAGAGTATTTAAGTCATGTTGAATTTGATGTGTACATGACTGAGGAGAGCATAAAAAGAGCTGTATATATATGCTCTTTATCTAAGTTAAGGAGTAATGATGATAGTAAACCATTGTTAGCAACGCAGATATGTTCAAAGTTCAAGTAGCATTATTGTGTTTAATTAGTTACGGAGTTATGGCTGATAATACTTCACTTAATCTATCATTGCCAAGTGCAGGTCTAGGTTATGGAACTGATAGTATTAGGGCAGGAGATTTGGATTGTAAAAACTCTATTGGTGGCTCAACAAATTTTGAGGTAGGTTTAACTGGGATTTTGAACAACGCTGTAACACCTCTGTTTGGAACTAATGACCCTGACAATCCTCAAACAAAACAACTTGGAGTGTATGCACGTATAACCATACCACTCGATGCTCCTAATGAACGTATCAATTGTAATACGCTCTATCAACTTGAGCTTCAGAGACGTAGATTAGAGGTAGAGAAGTTACGTCAGGAGATAGAGCTGTTAAAAGCAATGCAAAATGGAGATGGATTTGACAACTGATTTAGATGACATAGTTAAACAAGGAGAAGGACTATCTAGCAAAAAAGTTAAGGTCGGTGGTATGAAACTTAGTGGTGCTAGTATTATGGGCCTGTTTGCTTTAATCTCAACGCTAGTAGGTTCGTTGTACGGAGGGTTCTTACTCTATCAAAAGGTGGAGAGCCTTGCTAATTTAGACTTAGATGCTATCGCAGGAACAATGGCAAAGACTTCTGCTGAGGTAATTCGTATAGAAGAACACGCTAATACTATTAAATTAGAGCTGAAGAAAGACATGACAGACCTCAGAAATTCACAATGGAACTTAGAGTCTAAGGTTGATGGTAAACTACAATCTGTAGATACTAAGCTAACAAATTACGATACTAAATTAGATAGATTTGAAATAAAGGTAGAGAAGACAGAGGAGAAGCTAATGAAAAGAATACAACAGTCATTAGACAATCCACTCAGTAACTGATATCATAGGAGATATTTATGACTCAACAACAAAGGATGCAACTTCAGTTAAATAAACAAGAAGAGCAGATTGAGGATTTATTTAAGTCGGTTCGAGAAATTAAAAACATGAATCTCAAGTTCATGTCTATGGGCAAAGGCTTACTTATTGGCTTTGGCTTAATGGTCGCAACTGATGTAGGTGTATTTAATGCACTTATTCAAATGATATGATAGGCTTACTGACAAACATAGCACCAATAGCTCTAGGCTTTGTGGCTAAACTGTTTGCTTTGAAACAACATGCGGCATCAGAGAATCAAAAGTTAATGATGCAACAGTTCGCCGCCAAGGATAAAGCAATTAATGATGCTAGAGAGATGGCTCGTAACGAGTCACCTATGGCCGCAATGAACAGGAGAGTAATAATCCTCGTGATACTTGCTCTGATTATCTTTACACAGATAGCACCACCACTATTGAACTTACCAACAGTCATACCTACTAATATAGAAGGATTTAACTTCTTTGGTATTCAATTTGTACCTGAAGTTGTTGAGTACGTTACTATACAAGCAGGAGCAGTAATAAAGTACGATGAGGTTTTTGCATGGGCCTCAATGATAATAGAGTTCTATTTTGGCGCACAATTGGCCAAGAAGGCTTAGGAGTAGGGTCTGTAGAGGCAAACTAAAATAAGGAGAAAAGAATGACCAAGAAAAAAGTAGTGAAAAAAGCAACACCTAAAGCAACACCTAAAGTAACACCTAAAGTAACCCCAAAGAAACCAATACCTAGACAGTTAGGGTTTTTTGAAAAGATATGGAAATGGTTAAAGGACAGGATTAAATGATGTATCCTGTGTAATTAACTAGATGTTGTTCATAACTCTAATCCACAACTCTTTTTCTTTCTTCTCTTCTTCAGCTTTCTTTTGTTCAGCTAATTTCCTAGCTTTACCTATAGGCCTCTTACCTCCTTTAGATGGATTGTGTGGCTGAAAAACTTTCTTTGGGTCAGAATGTCTAGTTAATCTATTACGTGCCGCAGACTCAGTCACTCCAAGTTCCTCCGCCAATTCACGAGTAGTAATCTCTTGCCCATCATCCAATGTGTAGACAAGAGTTCTTAACTTTCCCATTAGAGGACATATGATTCGTAGTGATGAAACCACATAGCAATGTATATCGCTGAACCAGTTATTGCCCAAATGCATAGGTGTTTAATTACCTTTGCGGCTTGTATTAAATCTTTCATCTCTCCTCCTAAAAATTTGTACGCTAAAAAATCATTTTTGTACGATGGAAAATTATTTTGGAGCTATCAAACTATTAAGTAAAGCTCTTCGAGTTGAAGTAAAGACCTCAAGTCTCTTTTGAAGGGCCTCAGCTTCAGGTGTGTCTTCTAAGATAGCGCTAAGTACATCCATAGCCTTACCACCTTTCAACTCTCCATCAGCGAAAGCCATAAGCTCCTTGTCTGTAAATTTATTTTTCATCAGGCATCCCCAAGCTCATTAATAACATAACTAACCCGGCTGACACTAACCCTGTTCCGATTAATGCCAGTAAAGGTACTGTAGTTTCAAGTAAGAAGGTCATAAATCTCATCCACGATAGTAGAAAGCTTCTTACGTCTGTCAACAGAATAATTCACTTTATGTGCCGCCTTCTCTAACGACTCCTTAGTAAAGTTCTCCATCAAATATTGTTTATTTAAAGATTTAGAAATCCAAGGTTTATACCTACTGTTATTAAAAACATTCATAACTCTGTCTCCTCAATTATTATTAAAGGTTTATCATCTAAAAACCCCTGACAGTCAGTCAAGGATTCGTCTGTACAAATTAACAACTCTTCAGGCTTATCACATACACAATGAACACCTATAACATCAGGCGGCTCAAGTAGTGGCTCTGAGTAGTGCATCAACTTGTTCTCAAATGCACTACATCCTGATACCAAGAGTGCTAGTGCAAATATTTTAAAATGGGATGTCATCGTCAAACTCCTTATCTAATTCAACAGGGATTATGGCTTCATGTGGCTTAGGTTCGTCTATTTCTCCAATTTCCAACTCAGCCTTTGCTTCGCCCTTACTATCTAATAATTGTAGCGCAGAACGGAATCCTGAGAGCTTGACCTCAGTAATATACTTCTTAACACCAGTTTTTACATCGTCATAACTTCTGTGACTAAGCATACCTTCAACGTATATTTTACTGCCTTCACGAATTTGTTTTTTCTGACATTCATCAGCAAGTGACCCAAAAATTACAACTCGATGAAACTGGTGAGCTTCTTTATTTTCACCAGTCTCTCTATCAACCCAAGATTCTGTAGTTTTTAGGTTTAACAGAGCTATGGTTGTTTTCGCATATTTGTACACTACATCTTTAGTTAATTCACCAATGAGCATAACTTTATTTATAGACATTTTTTCTCCTCTTATTAAAATTAGGTGACTGCTTAGGGCAGTCAGTCCAGTAGCGCTTTGTCTTTAACTAACGAAGTATAGGAACTCCGACAACAGCGTAGGTGGCTACTTAGCCTCTGTGTTCTTTTTAGCGTGAGCCTTAGCATATGCCTGATTGTCCGCTTCTTTCTGTTCTTTCTTAGCCTTACGTTCAGCAGACAGTCTTTCCTTACGCTCATCCATGTATTCCAAATGCTCAGGGTCGAGCGATAGTTTAACCCTTGTAGCTAATGGAGTGTCACCTCTGTAGTCTTTCTCAACTTCAGAGACACCTTCATCATCATCAGACTCAATAGCTGAAATCAAACGAGATGACAAGCTTTCAGCTTTGTATTGCATCAACTCATCGTGACGTTCAGTAGCTTCTTGCTGTGCTATTGCCGCCGCAACTGTTCCTGCTGTATCAACGCTTGTCGAAATACCTATGCCTAACATCCCCAAGGCCCTGCCAACACTTGAAGTCTCACAGCATTCGACAAATGAAGTCTTGTTAACAGCAGAAGCATTCTTATCTTCGTGAGCCATGCCAGTAGCGACTAACACACCATTAACATGAACCTTGGTCTTGCACATAATAGACTCTTTGTCAAAGTGTAAGATTTCAGTTTCAATGCTACCATTCTCAATGTTCTTACGAAACCATTGAACCCTAGTCTTAACCTCAACATAGGGTTTGCCCTTAATATCAACTGTTGGTAATTGTTCTTCCATTAGCTGTCCTCCTCAAGTAGTTTAGCTACCAAGTCATGGTTCTCTTGATTAGACCTAGCAAACTGTTCCAATGGAGCTTCCTGACCATTGTACATATACCTTGCAAATGTGCATGGCTCACCAAACTTGTTCTTACTTCTTACAATGATAGTATCAAAGGTATGACCCATCTCTTTTAAATCAAATATCACAGCAGCTAATCTTTCGATGCTATATGTTTCACGAGCTTCTCGTGGTGTGATACTTCCTTTAGTCCTAACGTATGATAGGACTCGTTCTTTTTGATTACTCATTTGCTTCTCCTTAATAGTTTAGCTAATTTTCTTTCCTTTCTTCTACGCAATGCACGAGAATCAACTCGTACACTCTTACTTGTACCAAAACGGAATTTTTCTATCTTGGCTTTTTGTGGACTATTCGCTTGAGTCATTAGTATCCTCCTTAAAAAACCCTGCCAAACGCTCCTTCTCTTCATCGACAAATGGATGCTCAAATTCAGAAGGGTCGTGTTCCTGCTGTTCGATGTCAGCAGGTTCTTGATTGTCTAGCTCCCGGAGGTTCTCTTCCGAGTTAATCTCATCGAAGTAAAAATCTGAAATACTCATTTTCCCTCCTTCATGAAACCTAGTACATCTTGCAATAGGTCATCAAGCATCTCAGAAAAGTCATACTCAAACGTTTGGTCACCATCCCTATACTTTCCCTCCATCCAAACAACATAGTCGTAGAATCGAAGATTTAGGACTTCTAGGATAGCATTACCTACTAGTACAGCATCGTTAACATTAAGTGTCTGCTCTAAGTCATCAACCATATGCTCAACGTCAGCTAAAATTTCCATGGCCTTGGCAAGACACTCTTCACGAGCGGCATCTTGGTAGGTCTCTTGTTGTGATTCAAATTCAATCATTGTATCTCCTATTTTGTACGTTACTCAATCGGTAACGAATTAATTATATCACTTCCGATAAAAAGTATTAACCTAAATTCAACAGAAATTCTTCTGTGTAATTAGACTCATTCAAAACACGAGTGTAATCCATCTTAATAATTACAGCCATGTCATCTAAGATTACTTCCTGAACGATGCCCAACTTTTTTAACCTCATGACTTCTTTTTTATCGAGGCCATTTTGCTTCAAAATATTTTGCACGTTCTCCGGCATATCATCGTGACCATAAACTGCTGTGCATACCATCTCTTTATCGTTCCATTGATAGTCAGCTCGATTTATAATGCTCTCGATAATTTCAACCACATTTCTAATATTCATTTCAAATTCCTCATTCCAATAAATTGCCATCTTCTCATTCTTATCACACCACGTGCTAATCCAACTCCATGAGCGATGTCACATATTTCTGTAAGTGTAATTCTACGTGCATCCATTTGGTCAAACACTAGAGCGTAAGCATCAAATTTTTCAATGTCACCATCGACAAACTGTTGCAAAATATCCTGTACATAATTTTTAGTTCTAATACTCATTACTTACTCTCCTGTTTAATTAAATAGTCTAAAGTAAATTTTGCTTGAACTTGAGCCACCTCTTTTGCTGTAAGTGGGTAACGATTAAACTGATGGTGTCTATATCCATAGTTGTGCATAAGTTCGTGAGCAAACAATTGTGCTATGTCTTCAACATCAATTTCAGTTGATAAAGATAAAAACATATCCCAGTCTTTATGATAAGTCTTTTTTAAAAATGCTCTGCCACTACGACAATGTTGTCTATGTTGTATTTTAATATCTAAGTCTGACCACCAAGATAATTTACCTTCATGTTTGGCTATTTGATTGTGAACAAAACAAAACATACTTTTAAGTTTCTTAGTATCGTAGCCTGATGTGTTTTTAATAACCTTCATTTTTTCTCCTTAATTATCCAAGCATTCTTTTCTACCATTGAATGACATCCACCACATTCAAGTGCAGACCAAGAGAAGTGATAAACAGTAGAACTTTTATCACATAGTGGACAAATGATTTGTTTACCATCAATCCCCGCTCTAGTGTTCCTGTCAACGTATTTAGTATCGTGATTAATTGTGTACATCACTTACCTCCTGCTTTACGAAAAGCTTTGCCTGAAGCGAGAAGCGCAATCTGTAAATCTGAAACCTTCTGTTCAAGGTCACGATTCCTGTCGTAGATTACCTGCATGTCTTTGCTCAGTTTGTTGATTAGTTCTTGCTGAGTTTGTAGAACAGCGTGAACAGTACCATCTGCATAGCCAATTATTTCTTGGTCAGTCTCCATCTCGTTGTTCTCGTTGACAGCCTCAGAACCAAACTCATTACGAATATCGAAAGCTCTTTCAAGTCTTTCGTCCATGTCACTAATGTCGTATGAATCTATTCTAATATCTAATCCCATTTGAATCTCCTATTTTGTTGGGGAGGTTGCCCTCCCCGGTTAAATTACTTATCAGCTCTAGCTTCAGAAACTTCAAAAGCCTCAGCACCTAAACAAACCTCACCTAATTCGTTAAGCATGAGGTGTTCAAGTGATGCACTTTGCTCGATTGCTTTTTGCTCCGCAGACATATGAGCTACACCAAGTGTGATTGCTCCAAGCATTACAAAATCCAAAAGCATATCAGAAAAAGGAATGTTTCCACTCTTCTTCCAAACAACAACTCCATCGACAATTTTTGCTTCTTCCCAATTTTTCTCAATTGAATTGTCACGAGAATAAACGTGAGTACCATAATCAACAACTTGTACTTGACTTCTCAATAGAGGATTGCCTGTGAAAGTTTTTTCAAACTTTTTTCTGTGGTCAGTCATACCAAATTGTTCCTTTGATACGTAATTACCTGCGATGTAAATTTCGTTTGGTAGTTTATGTTGTTCCATTTGAATCTCCTAGTTTAGTTAAAAGTGTCATCGAGTTTTTCTGTTTTTGTCTCAATGACGAAGTCATTGTACCTGAATAGATACAGTTTAGGGAAAAGAATATCATTTATTTAATTAAACAGTTTTTTCAGGCACAAAAAAAGGGAGGCTGTTAACCTCCCCTGTCTTTTTTTAATTGTCTATTTCATATTACCTCCCCGGTAACTAAACCTGATATAAAATTAGGCTACTAGGCGCAACTCATTGAGCATAGGGATGACTTTTCTTACCTTAGCCTCACGATTGTATATCGTAGCAACTTTATTCGCTTCATTCTTAAATTTAGCGTGGCTAGACCAGTCAGTTAAAGTATTGAAGACTGCCCAAAGGTTCTTACCCATCTCATCAACGTACTTGAGGTAAGTCTCTTCAAGTAAAGCTTCAAGCCTGTCACTCTTACCTGCAACCTGCTTAAAGATACGAGTAGCTTGTAGGTTAGTAACTGGAGACTTAGGGTACGACTTCCAAACTTCAGCGTTCTTAGTGTACACCTCAAGAGCTGTCTCCATTTTGGCTACAGCAACATCAGTATCAAGACTCGCTGTGTGCTTTGCGTTGTAGCTAGAGAACGAATCAACAACAACTTGACCATTCATACAAGCTATTCTTACAGCTCCAACCATTGACATGAACTTCCAAGTACCATCGTAGCTGTTAAGAACCATGATTCTAAGCTGAACGAAGTCTCCGGGAGTTATCTCTATTTGATGTGCCGGGAACGTGTAAGTAACGATTGTCTTAGCTCCATAGTGTGACTGTTCAATTTCCTTAGTCATACCAGTCTTGTCTAAAGCAGAAGCCATGATGACCTCGTGGAACTTAGGCATGATGTCTTTGTTCTGCACTAGGTTGTAGTTCATACCAACAACTGCAATACAGTCACCAAGCTCATTGATGATACCTTTAGCTAAGCCAACACGTTTATAAAGATGCTCATCACCTTTATCTGTGAATAAATCTTTTTCAAAGACTTCTTGGTATTCATCAGCTTCTGTTACTATTCTTAAATTTTCCATCTGTGTATCTCCTATATTGTGGGGAGCTTTTGCTCCCCGGTTAAAATTAGTTTATTATGTCGTTCTCTAAAATGTATTGAACGAGAACTTGACTTTGTTTTAGAGTTTTTGTTTTCTCATAAACTTTGCCATCTGCAACAATGTACCACTCGTTGCTACGCTCTACCCATATCTGTAAGTCAGTATTATCCTTAATGAACTTTTCATTCATAATTCTAACGTCAGGCTTTCCGACTCTAGTATATAACTCAGCACCTTTAATTTTTATTGCGGGGTTTATCATTATTTATCTCCTTTTTTAAAATAAGCATCCATTTCGGTTCTTGTTGTTATGTTGTGATAGTCAGCTTCCGCTTGTGCATCTTTGTTAGTCCAACCATGGTCATCGTAACCTGAACAACCTAACAATTTAATGTCATCAGCTTGTTCAATTATTTGATTGAATTTTTCTTGCAATTTATTAAAGTTGTTAATCTCAAATTTTCTGCCATGAGAATTGTATGCACCTAAAAGTGAAAGAATTAAATCAAGCTCATCGTCTGAACAATTTGAATCTTGATAAAAAGACAAAGTAACTCGACCTGTTTTTGATTTAACAATTTTTGAATCTGTCATACTTGTTTTGCTTGTGTCCATTTGAATCTCCTATTTTGTCAAACCCCAAATCATTTCGGGATTGATATAAATATACAGTATAAGAATATGAAATGCAAGAACTATTTAATTAAACAGAAAATAGGGTCAGAAATTGGGCCTATATATGAGGGAAACTTTTGGCTTTTTAAGTCCTGCAAGTCATGCATGTTTTCTAGTTAATTTAACAGAATCTGTAATGTCGGTCTTCAGCAAGGGGTCAAATCTTCGATTCTCGAGTAGCAAGAAGCCTCCCTTAATGCTAGTATGTCTTTTCAATAATCTCTAGTTTGCTACATTTATATACAACTCGATATGCTATTTTTTATAGCAGAAAATTTATTTTTTAAAGAAACATTTATCACGTTTTCAATTGAGTGTATCATCTCAATTTCGTGGTTTAGGATTTTGATTCGTTCAAAAATGCAGAAACCCCAAGAGTGATTGATGGCTCTTGAGGCTTCCTAAACTTGGAATTTGCCCTTCCTGTTTGCGAGATATTATACCCTCTTAAGACATCCCGGCAAGTTTCTTAGTACGACTGGAGATATGTCTAGTTTTTAAAGCTTCACTCAGTCCAGTATAAATATCAAAGAGATTCAGCAATTGTGTTCACGAAACCTGTTGATTGATGGTAGATTTTTTTACCGCAGAGTGCAGATGGCTGAGTGCCTATTACAAGGTAGCGATGACTCTGACCTGACTAACTGTAATTGTTTCAGGCTCGGATAATACTGCGAAGGCTTTATACCGATAAAATCTCTAGCTTAGATTAGCTTCTAGGTTAGGGATTTCTTTACTCGAAACTCCCAACTCAGGCATTACCCGATAAGATAAGAAGCTCTTAAAAAAAGGGATTTATCCCTCAGCTTTACTGAAGTAAGTCGCTGAAAGCGAAACATAAAGCTAAACCAACTAACGCACAGTATCTTTTCTGATACAATTCAATCTAAGTCAACTAATTATTAAGGATATGAATACTAAAGGATTAATCTACTACAAATCTATCCCTGCTGAAATCAAGAAGCTAGGTATAACCCAAAAAGAATGTGCAGAGATGATGGGAGTAAGCCTGTCCGGTTTAACACATAGAATCAGAGCTGACAGACCACAATTTCATTTAGCCATTTTCGGATTAGCCTCGTACCTTGGAGCTGAGGGCGGTAACTTACAGTCCAATGAGTCGCAATGAGGAAACTGCTGAAACTATTCAGGAGCTTATGCACTTACTAAGTAAGATTGATGACCATAAATTAAAGGTAGATTTAGAAGAAAAGATTATTGGGTTATGTGATGTGCTTAAATATAATTTAATTATGGACAGAATTAAGAGTGAGAAACGATGAGCATGAAGTTCAGAAAGCAATTTGTCAGTATCTAGATTTACGACAGATTTTTTATTTTGCTATTCCAAATGGTGGCAAACGCAGTAAGAGTGAGGCCGGAAAGTTTAGAGCTGAAGGAGTGAAGAGTGGTATCCCTGACCTCTGTCTAATCTTGCATGGATTCGCTTATTTTTTAGAGGTCAAGAGGCCCAAGAATGGTAAGACACCAAAGGGTAGATTGACAGATAACCAAAAGAATATGATTGATAAGTTAACTGAAAATGGAAGTGAGTGTGCTGTGGTATATACTGTGGCTGATGTAATCTCACAACTAATAGACTGGGGATTCAATGAAACAAAACGCAATTACGAAGTCAGCGAGAGGTAAAGCCTGTACCTTTGCTAGTGATGTCTGTGATTCAGGTGTCAACAACGAGAACGTGGTCTTCTGTCATGAAAATTCAGGTGGTATGGGAGCTAAGTCTAAAGATGGGCAAGGAAATGACATAGGTTTTTATGGTTGCCATGCCTGTCATAAATTGTATGACACATTGGAACATCCATACTACAAGCCTTACTTCATTAAAGAGATGGCTCAGTTTGCTATCACTAGAACCAAGAGGCAATTGGTCAAGGCATTGCTTGTAGATGAATACTACTCATGACTAATACGCTAACAAGAATATTAAAACGAGACCAACCCAAAGCTCACATCGTGGAGGGTATGACCAAACTATTTTTTCAGAAGACTGGTCTTGAGGATGCTTTGATAACTATTAAAGAGAATAGAAACACTCGTACCGGGAGACAAAACAATCTGTACTTTGGAGTTATTATCCGGCAGGTTCACCATGAAACTAGAGTGTCGGAAGAGGCAATTCATTTACATTTGGGTGAAGAGTTTTTAGATGTGAGATATGAGGAGGTTGCAGGTAAAGTGCAAAAGGTGATAAAATCAACTACGAAACTGAACACTAAGGAGATGGGAGAGTACATTGATAATTGTATTTTGTACATACAAGGAGAGTTGCTACCGGGATTTAAACTTGACTTGCCTGATGATTGGAAGGAGTTAGTTAATTAGCTAGGGCATTTTTTTTATTGTACTGCGATTAGTGTTGCTAGATTAGAGAGTGTCCTAGACTAATTAGGAGAGAGAATGAGTTTACAATTAGACGAGCATACATTGCCAACTAAATATATTGCCTTGTGTAAGATTATGGCAGACTTATCTGATAGTAGTATCGAAGATATTGATAGGCAAGTTGAGATGTTTATATTGGAGACAAGCTTTGAGGCAACCGAGATACCTGAAGGAGAGGTACATCTAAATGGCTAAGACTCCTGAACAATGCATGAAAGAATTGCATAGCTTAGATTGTTCTCAGGATAATGCTAGAGATATTATGTTTCTTGCTAGTAGAGAAGGATGGGATGCTGTGTGGAATAAAGCAGAGGAATTGTTTGGTAATTTAATAGAAGACTATGAGTATTGGCACACTTACGATAGGAGAGGATTCTAATGGCTAGACCAACTAAGTGGAATAAAGAGTTAGAAGAGAAGGCGAGAGCTTACATTCATGACTATGAGATGTATGGTGATATGATTCCAAGCATTGAAGGAATGGCTGTTCATTTAGGACTGCACAGAGACACATTATATGATTGGGCCAAGCAAAAAGACAAAGGGTTTTCCGACATATTAAGGCTGACGATTCAAAATCAGGAGCGCACCTTATTAAATAAAGGTCTCAACAACACATTCAACTCAGCGATAACTAAGCTCGTATTAGGTAAGCATGGCTATCACGATAAGATGGAGCAGGACATAACATCGAGTGATGAATCCATGAAGCCAACTATCATTCAATTAACTACAAAAAAAGATGAGTAAACCAATAATAGCTTTGATTGTTTTAGGTGTGATTCTTTTTGTAACAACCTTATTTCTAGGTGTTGATGCATTGATGTGTACACCACCATGTGTCTAGATGAAGGAGATGACAGAAGGAGAGCGCAGTATGATGCGTTTCAGGTGGGTGACACTATCAATTTACCTACTGATATGCTTTTATGACTTCTTATTTGTACCTGTGTGGTATGGGGTCAATAGACCTAACATTACTGCATTCATGGATATAGTTAATTCAACAGAGGATACGTTAGTGCAACTTGAACTGCTCACCAAGCTGACCGGACAGCACAATCCTTTCACTTTGATGGGAGGAGGATTGTTCCACCTGACATTCCTGTCTATTTTAACAGCTAGTGTTTGGAAGAAATGAAGAACACAGTCGCAGAGGTTCAACTACCTAAAAAGCTCATCCCAGTATTTGAGGGTTCAGCTAGAATCAGAGGAGCTTACGGAGGCAGAGGTTCAGGCAAGACACGTTCATTCGCATTGATGAGTGCTGTGTTCGGTTATCGTTGGGGTATGAGTGGACTACGTGGCACTATATTGTGTGGTCGTGAGTTTATGAACTCGCTTGGTGAATCATCTATGGCTGAGGTGAAGAATGCTATTCTGAGTGTTAATTGGTTAGCAGAATACTATGAGATAGGTGAGAAGTTTATCAGGTCTAAGGATGGCAATATAACGTACACATTCGCAGGTCTGAGACGTTCATTAGATAGTATCAAGTCACAGTCTCGCATACTCATTGCTTGGGTAGATGAAGCTGAGTCAGTAAGTGGTAGAGCTTGGGATTTACTTATGCCTACTGTTCGTGAAGAGGATAAGAGCATAGGCTTTAACTCAGAGATATGGGTAACGTGGAATCCTGAGAGCAAGTACAGCGCAACGCATGAACGATTTAGAGAGAGCTTTCCAAGTAACAGTAAGATAGTAGCTCTACAATGGCAGGACAACGAATGGTTTCCTGAAGTGCTTAATGAGCAGAGACTAGAAGATAAAGAGAAACGACCTGACATGTATGAACACATTTGGGAGGGCGGCTATCTTGTTTATTCAGAGGGCGCATACTATTCTACTGAATTACGCAGAGCTAAGGATGAAGACAGAATCACTAAGGTAAGATACGACAGAGGCAAGGGTGTCATAACAGCATGGGATTTAGGTATAGGTGATTCAACAAGCATAGTCTTTGCACAATTCATTGGAGCTGAGGTTCACATTATTGATTTCTATGAAGCATCAGGTGCAGGTCTTGAACACTATGTCAAGGTTCTTCAGGACAGAGGTTATGTCTATGACCAACACGTTCTACCACATGATGTCAGAGTACGAGAGCTTGGTTCAGGTAAGTCTCGTGTCGAGATGTTGGAAGAGCTAGGCATACACAATATTGAGATAGCACCACAACTACTTATTGACGATGGAATACAACAAGTGAGAACTTTGTTAGACAAATGTTATTTCGATGAGGTATCATGTGAGAAACTCATTGACTCCTTACTCGCTTACAGTAGAGAGTGGGATGACAATGGTATGACTTGGAGAATGAGACCAAAGCATGATTGGAGTTCACATGCGGCAGATGCGATGAGGTATCTTGCTATAGGATACAGACCATTCAACGAGAACTGGGATAAACCATTAAGGAGAAACTTGCAAGGAGTAGTATGACAGGTTTGCTTGGTGCAATGACATCAGAAGAGATAAGCTCAATGCCTCGTGAGGGATGGGCCAACGTCAACGACCCTCCTGAAATAAGAGAATGGTTATTCACTCTACCGGACGATGAGTTCTATGAGGTTGAACGACTGAGACAACAGGCAGACCATTCCGGGCAGATGGATTCGTTTTATCAATTCTTAAAGACTATAATGCCATGAGACTACATCAAGGCTTACTCAATCAGGATGACAAAGACCCTGTTAAATTAGATGGACTACTCAGTAATGCTTGGGGAGGTGTCTCTAAGTTCTTTACTGGTATATTGGATGTTGACCCTGAGCTTCAAGCAAGGAGAGATGCAAGAGATGCAGAAATCTATGAGAGTAGAGCGCAAAGTCCATTCTTTCAGGCACTCGGTTGGGGTGAAGGCAACGATGAGAGAAGTGGCAACTGGTTACAGAATCTACCTGAAAGCATCGGACAAATGTATCGAGATGGAGCATACATGGCTACCAATCCCGGCCCATCAACTGAAGCTATAGCTAGTTTATTAGCAGGTGGTGTACTTAATTTAACACCAGTAGGTGGATTGCTTAGTGAGGATGTAGGTGTTGAACAACGTGAGATGGCTAATCAGTTTGGTTCATATCTTACAGACACGTTTGGTTCATGGGAAGGATTCAAGGAAGAGTTTAGGAAGAACCCGGCTGAGATAATATCTATGGCAGTTGGTGCAGGGTTTGGTGTTAAAGCTCTAACCAAAGTAGCAACTAATCCTGCTGTACAAGCTAAGTTCATGAATGAGATGAATGGCATAGTAGCCGCCGCTAATCAAGGTCATTACGGAATGCAGTCACCACTCATTACTTGGCAAGGTAACAACAGAGGTGCAATCTTCAGACAATTAGACATGGATGCTATAGGTTCTAACTCAGGCACAATGGTTCAAGGTTGGGGTCAATACGTTAGTGGAACTAAGCATGAAGGTAAGCGATATGCAAGACATGATGCCGACATGCTTGACGAGTTCGATGAGCTTATGAAGTTAGAAAAAGACCCACTTATTAAAGAGATATTAGACAGGGCCGCTAGTGGTTATTACCCGGACACAATCCGAGCTGACGTTATAGCTAATTTAACAGACCCTGCTGACATTGCCAAAGCTAACAAAGCTCTCTATGAGATTGAAGGTAGATTCGATACAGCAGATAACCAACTGTATGAGATTGATTTAAGTGACGATGCAATCAAGACATTCATTAATCGTGAGGCTAAGAAGGCAGACCAAAACCCAATGGTTCAAAAGGAAATGGAGAGACTTGGGTTAGGAGATGATGCTACCGGGCAGACCCTTTATGATGAATTAGTTAGGAATGCTATGGATATGAACCAACCTGCAATTGTTGGACGTTCTCCGGGATTGAGTATGTTTGACCTGCTAAGAAGGTCTCAAAAGGCCGCATCACTACATCTCAATAGCTTAGGTATTAAAGGTATGTCATTCACAGATAGGTTCACATCAGCACGTAATCTTGCCGCAGGACAGGATGCAGGAAATCCTCGTAACTACGTCTTGTACAGCGATGACACTACTAAGATATTAAAACGTCAGGACATAGACATAGATAAGAACACACAAACAGCCGCAGGTGTTGAACAAGGTATACTTACTCTGCCACTAGATGAAGGTTCTGTTAGATTAAGCAACAGAGTAACAGAGCAGAGAGCTTTAGCTGAAGGTACATTTGATAAAGGTGGTACGATAGTCAAGGGTGAGAACAACATTATTATTCCTGACATTGACCTCAGAAACCTTGAAGGCTTCCCATATGTAGCTACTTACGCAGACTTATCTCGTGCAGGTGGATACTTGACACACGTTAATGGCACTAAGTTTCCTAACCCGGTGAAGCTAGAAGGTGGACAGGACTTTATGATTATCCCGGAGAACGTAGACAGAGGTGTTCTATGGGCCTCACACAGAGATGCTATTAGTTCAATCATACGACAGGCCGGTGAAGCTAAACAAATGTATGGCAAAGACCCAATCTATTTACCATTTAGAATGTCTCCTACTGGCTTAGACTTCAGTCACCAAGTAGTAGATTCAATGTTGCAGTCAGCATTACAAGGATTAAACAGGTCTCAGAAGACCAAGCTAGACAAAATGATTAGGACTCAATCTAAGGATTTAGAGACAGGCAAGAACATTAATCAGAAGTGGAAAGGCATAGATGCAGAGAATCCATTACTCGGTTCAAATGGTGCAGAGCGCAAAGCTATTGCAAGAATTATTGATGTTAACTTCAGAGATGGTGCAGGTATCTATACTAAAGGTGCAGACAATGGTGTCTTATCATGGACAAAAGCTAGACTAGCAAACACAGACCACAGGCAATTAAACAAACAAGAGGGTACACTACAAAATGTAGGACAGATTGAATTGAATAGCACAGACCACGCAAGGAGACACACAAGCTATGATTCATCATTGCCCGGCGCACCAGTTGGTATATTAAGTCATGACCTACACATCTCAGACTTAAATCCTATTATTGCATCAGGTGGTCAACGAGCAGGACAGAGAATTACAAGAGAAGGGTTACTACCAAATGAGACTAGACAAATTAATACATCAAACCACATGGGATTAATCTCTCATGAAATGTTGATGCGGATGGAAAAACAAGGATTATTCAATTAATGGATGATATACTATTGTTAAATTAAACAGGAGCAGGGCATGGATGAGGAAAGAATAAAACAAATCATTGCTGAGTTATTAGGCAAAGCTTCGATTGCAAAAGGAGTACAAGGAGGTTCATTATTAAGTGGTCTTGATACTCCTGAAGATAGGGAAGGCTCATTTATCGAAGGTATTTTGGGTGCAGGGCCATGGTTAAAGAAACAATTTGATGAGTATGGAAAAGCATCTAGAGATGCCGCTCAGGTTATAGATGACTTCTTACCGGGAGCTGTTACAACTAATACTGGTGAGGAGTACCAAACGGATATTGGAAAGACATTAGCAACACGTGATGCCGCTCAGGCCGCCACCGGAGGACTTCTACCGGGAACACCTGCATACAGAGACTATATGATGAACATGGGTCAGGGTATGGGTAATGAGTACACACTTGGTATTGATGGGAAAGATTATGGTTACAACTTTACTGGTGATGGTTTAGGTGAAGTAGGAATGGCACAGTTCAGAGACCGCAACAACATTACAGCTAATACTGGTGGAGGAAGCGATAACTTAGGCTTTGGTCAATATCAAACAGACTTACAGTCAGACTTCACAGGTGGATTTGCAAGTCCTACTAACCCACAGGGTCTTGAGACACCTGCCTTGAGACACAGCATAGGCGAGATAATGGCTAATTTAGACCCACAAGAACAACAAAAAGTTCAAATGATATTACAGAGTATGAATCAGGAGCAACAGAAAGTATTCATAAATGGGATGATGAATGGTAATATTGATGCCGGTGGATACGAAGTACAAAACCAATATAGATTGGGGTACTAATTATGGCTTTAAATACTTACACAGCACTAAAAGCAAGTGTAGCTGATTTCCTAAACAGAGATGATTTGACAGCAGTCATACCTGATTTTATAGCGTTAGCTGAAGCACAAATTAACAGAGATATACGTCATTGGAAGATGGAAGCACGTTCAAGTGGACAGCAATCTTCAGGTGATGAGTACATGCAAATACCTGCTGATTGGGTAGAAACAATTAGATTACATCTCACAGGAACAGGAACTACAGTAGTTAATTTAGTTTCAAGAGATTCCATGGCTGACAAACGTTCAGCACAAGAAGACACAACAGGAACACCAATAATGTACACACACGCAGATGGACAATTCCAATTGTACCCAACTCCGAGTACCGACACAGATTTTGAGTTGCTCTACTTTCAGAAGATTCCATCTTTAAGTAGCAATTCAGATAACTGGCTTTTACTAGAAGCACCGGATGTATACCTCTACGGAGCGTTATTACATTCTGCGCCATATCTAGCGGAAGACCAACGAGTAGCTGTATGGGCGCAGATGTATTCTGCCTCTGTTCAGCGTTTAAATGAAGTCTCTGAAGATGCTAGGTTTAGTGGTTCAGGACTTAAACTTAAAGTGAGGGGATTAGTATGAGTTTTACAAACTTTTTAGAAACAGAAATATTAGACCATGTATTTGCAGGGGCGGCTTACACAGCTCCCGGTACTAAATACTTAGCGTTGTTTACAGCAATCTCTGATGGTGAGGCAGGTTCAGTAACTGAGTTATCAGGTTCTGCATATGCTAGACAATCAGTTGCATTTACAACTTCAGGTAACACAACTTCAAACAATGCGGCAGTAGAA